TAATGATCTCTCCATCAATGTTGGGTATTTTGGTTCTTCAAGTTCTTCTTGAAGTTCTTCTACTACCTCAACAATTTCCTCAATTACTTCTTCATTAATTGGTTCTATTTCATTAGAAGATAAGAAATCCTCAAATACTTTGAGTGCTTTATGACCTTTTTTATTTTTTATTTTACTCTTTGTTTTAAGGACAGAAACTTCCTCAAAGATAGAATCTAATCCTAAGTCACCAACTAAAGATTCATATTCTTCTTTTTTTCGTTTCTTTTCTTCTGCTACTAGTTTAAAAAGTTCTGATAATTCTGATGACATACTAACAATTCCACTTTCTTAATGATTTATTGATTCTTGAATTTGGGTCATGTGCAGTTTTTGCACTTGTTAATTTTGCTTTCATTCCCTTCATTCTGGAGCAAAAAGACTTTCTTCTATTTGCTTTTTTAGAACCTGGTTTTAACTTTGATGGTTTAGTCGTAACCGCAAGCGAGAGGTGTGATCCGGGATGTTCTCTGCGGTAAGAAGCAATTCCTTTTTTATTTAGACCACCCTCAGGATTCTTTCCCTCTTTTCTTTGCCAAGCTGCAGATGCTTCAATCATAAATTGAGAAAGTGTCTTTCCTTCATCAACTCCTTGAAGTTTTCCTGCCTGCTTAAGGGCAACAATTCTTTGTCTAGGAGTCATTTGATCCTTTCTTTTCATAATTTTTTGAACAGCAACATCAAAAGATTTTTTATCGGAAGGAATATCAGTATCTGCTACTTGTTCTTCAATATAAATTCCCTCAGATTCATAATGTGCTAATTGAAGTTTTGGTCTTTTTGGTGCAGGAACATAAGGATTTTTTGGATCTTCTTTCGGAGCATTATATGGTTCATATGGAGATCCACCCTCTCCCTTTGCTAAAGGTAACTTTGGTTCCTTTCCTTTAATCAGTCTAATAGGAATATTTTTTGGATTTTCTTTGGGAAGAACTGGAAATTTCCATGGAGATTTTCCTCCAGGAATAGATGGGCTAATTGTTTCTTTAACTAGACGATCTGCTCTAATAATATCAATAATTCTGAGGAATGTATTGCCATTTGCATCTTCAATGGTAACATCTTCATTTACTTTACTTTCACCACTATCAATATAATCAGCAGCAGTATCAATATAATCCGCTGCCTTTGTAATTTTTGATTGGACCCAAGCTTCAATATTACCTTCTCCTTTCATTTTCTTCTTCAATCTTTTTGTGGCGTTCATAATTGTATTCAATTCAGAACGCGCCATTGAATACTCATAATCCTTTTCCTCATTGGCAGGATGTGGAGTATTTGGATCATATTTTTTTAAAGTAATTGGCATTGAGAACATATCCCAATATTTTGGTCCATATTTGCATTGATTGCGAGTTTCTTCTTTTGCACATTTTGGGCAATATCTTAGCATTTCGGATGCCTCTTTTACTTCTGATTTTGGTTTAATTCCTTTTTTCTCCATATTAATTGCAATTGCTGCTTGCTGCGCTAGATTTGCCGCTTCACTTTTTGTTCCCCAATTTGCAGCACCAACTTTACGACATTTGACAAGTGCTCCAGATGCATATGCGCTAGGCCAAACATCATATCTTGATTTTACTTTACTATAACAGGCATCTTTTTTTCCACTGGATTTGCCTGGTTTGTCTTTTTGTGCTTCGTTGAGTTCCATTGATTCTTTAATTCCTGGTTCTGCTTTGACGTAATTTTTATCTTTTTTACCTTTAGCAAAGGTTGGAACATTCGTTGGTTTTGCTGCTCCAGATTTTTGTTGTTGCCCCTTATCTTTTTGACGTTTGCGACGAATTGCTGATCTAATTAATGCCTTTCCCCTTTTACCCTTTTTCTTTAAAGAATTTAATCTTCCACTACTAAAACACTTTGGTGTCTTAGTCTCTCCTTGTTCATTTGCACAAGGAGATCCATCTGCCTGAACCCATCCTGGTTTGCCACTTTTTGATTTTGATCCTTTAAACCAATGATGTAGAGTTCCTTCTTTTAAATCTTTAACCCAATCATCTGGTGTTTTTCCATTTTTATCAACAAAAGCATTATGTAGTTTTTTTGCTGATAAATTGTGTTTTTTCATAATGACACGCATTAATTTATCAATAGAATCATAAGAAGTATCTTTTAAAGATTTTAATTCATCTTCAAGTTCCTCAACAGCATCATCTTCTTCACATCCACAATGCTCCTTTACATCCTTAAATTTTTTATGATGCTTTTTAGCATCTGCCTCCATTTTTTTCAAACGAGTATAATAATCTGGAATCTCATCTAAGTGCTGAAGAGCAATATCAGTTGCCAAAACTTTATCTTGTGTATGTTCATGTTCAATAGGAATTCCCATTTCAAGTTGATGCTTCACAAAGGAAACATCTAGACTATGCTTTTTAGCAATCTGTTCAACTGTCTTATGGGACTTTATTTTAAACACAAGATTCTTATATTATTCTTTATTATTTAGAAAACCTTGCTTAAGTATTTTTGACAATTCTGATGTGGATCCAACAAACAGAGCATTATTAGTTACACTACTTGGTGCCTTTGCAGTATCTTCTTGAACATCTTTGAGTTTTTTCTGCAAATCAATTAATTTATCAGTTGTATCCGCAACACTTTTGATTAATTGTCCCGCAACTTCATATGCTCTTGGAGAACCACCTTCACCAGCAAGTTCCATAATTCCATTAATTGCTTCTTGCCCTTTTTCAATTAATGAATATAAATTTGCTCTTGTATACTCATAATCTTTTTTAATATCATCAGATTTTACCGGAAGAATATCAATTTTTTCTGTAGGTTTTTCTACTTCGACAATACTGCTTTCAATATTCAAAGCATTGTCTAATCCTTCATAATTATTTTTCATAATTTATCAAATATCCGTCTGTTGTGTTGGACTATAAGTCTTGGAATCTGAAAATTGTTCCCAAGTCTCATCAAATCCAAAATCATCTCCAGGTTGAGCGTCAATTGGATCTGGAACAACAGTGTATCTCATCTCTCTCTTTGCAGTATTGACATTAGTACTTGTATATGTATCAACCTGAACTTTGCGGATAAGACCATCAGTACTACTAGCGATTGGTCCAAATAGATAAGTTTTTGCTGTAAAATTCAAAGTATAAATCAATGCTCTTCTGGTAGAAAAATCTCCCTCATATTCGTCCTTAAAAGAAATATCGTCAAGAACAATTGGAATATCTCTTTTTTCACCAATAGAATCGATCAAATCTACAGTAACAGTAAATGCTGGTTGAAAATTTGGCAATATCTGTTCTATAATTTGAAGTACGTCGTCATTTAATTTTGAGAATATATTTAATTGGAATCCAATATTGTATGGTACTGGCAAATAAACTTTTTTTAAATTTACTCCATCAGATGCCTTAAATGTTTGAGTTGCAGTAGTTTTTCTACTAGCATCATAATTTAAAGATACCATTTCAAATGACATTCTTGGCAAAGTTATTTGGACTGGTTTATTTAATTCAGATTGCTGTTCCAAACGTGCTAAAAATTTTTGATTTGGTCCATATGCCAATGGAACTCTCATTTCAGTATATTCATTACCATTCGCATCATCGTGCTTTATATAAATTTCATTAAATAAAGTTCCGAAAGCAATAATAGTCTTTCTAATTATTTGATGGTAATAGTATGTTCCTAGCATTAGTAATTTCCAAATGGATTTGATTGTGAAAAATCTATGATAAGATCTGCTTCTGCTTCAATCTCATCATTTTGTTCATATTTATCTGATGATAAACTTACATTGTAATTCTTAAGGGTGTATCTAGCTGATGATGCACTACCTACAATTGTTTCTCCGGGTAAAAATTCTCCAGAAGTTATACCAATTTGAAGAATACTTGCATCTTTATCCCAAGATTTGACTGATGCTTTTGCTCCAGAAATAGATCCAGTAATAACTTCATTAAATATATAAGTGCCAATTCCTGTTGGGGATGGTGGAGATGCTATAGATATGGATGTATTGCCATATCCACTGCCAGCATCCGATATTAAAATTCTTGATATTGTATTTCCAATACTGACTACTGCAGTACCGTAGGCAAGATTTCCACCAAATTCTGGGTATCCAAATGTGACCGATGGGGAATTGACATAACCATATCCACCAGTAGTAATTGCTACATTAGTTATTCCATATGAATTTGTAACAAT